AAATTAAACTTATATTGTTGCAGCTGATACTGCTTTCTTTTTTTTCGGGACGCGCATCTTGACACGCAGCACAATAGTTGGTATAGGCATTTCAAAAAAGCAAATATGAAGACCAATAGCACGTGTCATTAATAAATCGTCATGCTTACCAATAATAGCACCAAAGGCTCCATTTTGTTTTTTCTCATAAACCACATATTCGTCCAAACAACGCTCATCACGTTCAATGTACATATGCTCACGTACTACTTTAATCAGAGTTGATATGATCATGGGCTTAGTTGCAACGTTGGTGTGGAAACCATACTTACGAGGCAGACCTTCCCTAATCTCGTCTTCTGTTTGCTTACGTGCATAGAGATTGGGGTAGACTTCTTTAATTTGATTAAGGATAAAGTGTGATAAATCTCCATCAACTTGTCTTTCCTTGTCATGCGTCTCAAGAGTGTTACTCTCGATAACAAGTAGAGAGTTGTCATAGAAAGCAGCTATCTGTGCAGCTTTCCATGCAAGTATATCCATATCAATATGTCCGTACCATTGAGCAACAACTTCTGGTCTACCTCCATCTAACATAAATAGACGGTCTATTACTAAGATAACAGACCAGTCGGCTTTTTTCGAGCGCCCACCAATATCAACTATTGTAAGATACCTATTTGTAACAATTTCTTTATCATCAATCTCTGGTAAATCCCAAATCCATAGTAATCCTTGTGTATCTTCTGCAAAGCGAAGATTCTTTAGTGCGTCCTTACCAGAATCGCCATCTGCATAAACATCTCCAATATACTTAGGCTGTTTGCACGATGCTCTAAACTCATCAACTTTATACTTATCGAAGACACGTTCACCAGAATGTACAAAGGCTTCAATATCATCAGATGGATATTCAGAAGCCATTGGGGCATGTTCATTATATTTAGCACGCTCTTGTATATACCAGTTAATTGCTTCTAACGTTGCGCCCTGCTCCCACAACCACCACAGGTACTTTCCACTTTCAGCACGTGCCGATGAAGCACTACCATTATTACGATTCTTCCATAGCCATATAGCAAAATCAGCTTTTGCGTCATTGTCTTCAAAAGCCAAAGAATACTGCTCTATGTCAAACCAAGAAACAAACATTGCTTCAAACTGTGAAGTTCCACGTTTTGCCGCATCATATTCTCGCTGAAAGAAGTTTCCTGTACCATTTGCTGTACTCTCGTAAACAATCATCGTATACGGCTTTAGTAAGATTCCGGAGCAAGCAGAGCGTACAATATCCTCAGGCTTCTTTCCGTCTGTAGTCTTCCATAGTCCCACCTCGGAAAGATGTACTAAATTGTAATCTCCACCACGGCAAGAGTCTGGTCGTTCAGCAGTACCAATTTTTATCTTGCAGTTACGTTGTGGTACACGATGAATAGAGCCAGAGTGTCCTACACCTACTAATTTAGACTCATTTTCATTGTAGGTTTCACCCAGCTTGTAAAGCATAGATATAGGATAGGCTTTAATCATTCGATCAAACATATCCTTGATTTCATCAGAACCAGCACCTTGGTGAGCAATGATTAGCGAGTTAAGACCTACCTTGTGAATGAGCTGAAGCCATGCCATATATAACTGGGAAGTTGTAGAACCGCCCCATTGTCGTGCCTTTAGCAGAACTATTCGTATAGGCTTATTGGCTTTGCGTAAAGCTTCAAGCCGCTCTACGAACTTCCTTTGAGGTCGTGTGAGTCGAAATAATACATCGTCTCCACCACCTTTGTTTTTGATGTAAACATACAATGCTGCCCAAAAAGCAAAGTCATAGCGGCACCTTAACCGCACAAATTGTTCTATAACCTTAAGACGATCTTCCGCAGAATATTCTACTTCTAATTCTTCTGTTAGGAATTTTATGATACTTCCACACTTGATTAACAGTTTTACCAATGGAATGCTAAGCATTTCAACAGGAATATACTGTGTTTCTAATGGAAATCCATCTATATGTACTTCAACACGTTTCCCAATAGACCCTACACCACTGATGGGGTCAAATTTTTGATAAACGTCGGCATTACGGTTATCATTCTCTTTTAATATACTTATTACTTCTTTTTGCATCTTGTTATAGGATAGTTAAGAAGCGAGAACAAAAAACCAGATAAATAACAGTATAGATGTAGCCATGCATTAGTATATGGAAACACAAAGCCAACAGCAAGATAGAAGATCATCCATGCTTGATAGTACAATTTCCTACCCACTTCAAAAGAGATTGACCCAAAAAGGAAAAATACAACACCAGATAGTCCTATAGTAGGTAATTTCGAAATTGGTAATACTAACGAAAGAGTATCTATTGGAAAAGTTATAGCAATAATATAAGCAAGTATAAGTCTTTGCAATCTGATGTTGTAGATAAAAAATAAACAGACAAGACACCAAGCGTTAAGAGCAGCATGTATAATACCTGAATGAAAGAAAGGATAGAGACATCTCCCCACCCACGAACCTCCTGTGTAGATACCAATGGTATGCCAATTAGTAAGATTCAATAAAGATAGTATCATTATGACAAATGCTAAAAGCAATGCTGTAACTTTTTCTTTCTTTCTTCGTATCTTTTCTTTTTCTCTTTGCATATCATAATTCTAATACTACCAGCACTAAGATAGAATTTAGGTGCAGGCTGTGCTACAACTATCTCACAACATTTATTAATCGACCAATTAGGGTTCTTTTTCTTAAGTTCTACAACACGTTTGTGTATTTCATGAAACATTTCACGTTTTAGTGGGCGCATCTTATAATAAGGGTGTTTACCTTTTATTATAGCCATTACTATTTTGCTTGCCCAAATTTCTGATACCCAAAATCTCCGAGAAGGCATATTGGATATCTGTTCGCAAATGTGTGGAATACTGATATATTCGCATGACGATATATGCTCATTATATAGTCTCATTATGTCGTTCATGCGCTCTTCAGCATACTCCATAGTGGAACCTCGATGTTTCATAACGGTTTAATCTATGTTCCAAAGTTACAAAAAAGAACGTAAAAACTTAAACGATTTATATAATAATTGTATCCTATTTTTGCATTAAAACAACCATCATAAATTTAGATATATAAGATTATGGCTGAAAATCCAACAGTTAAGAGTAATCGTGATAAGTTTAGAGAAAGGATGAGTAAGAAGTATCCTGATCATAACTTTGACGATGAAGAGGCTTTATATGGTCAAATCGGGGACGACTACGATGGATACGAACAGGAAATTAATGGCTATAAGGAGCGTGAAAAGGCTTTCTCAGACCTTTTTACAAGTGACCCTCGCAGTGCTTCTTTCCTCACCAATTGGCGTAAGGGTGGCAACCCTGCCATAGAATTGGTACGTATGTTCGGAGACGATTTTGTAGAAGAACTGAAAGACCCTGATAAGCAGGAAGAACTTGCAAAAGCAAGTCAAGAGTATGCAGAACGTGTCGCCAAAGAGAAAGATTTTGACGAGCAGTATCAAAAGAATATTGCAGAAACGCTTTCCACTATTAAGGCGATTCAAGATGAAAAGGGATGGAGTGATGAGCAGGTCGACGAGATAATGGAATTCCTTGTTAATATCATGAAAGATGGAATTCTTGGTAAGTTCTCACGTGAGAGTATTGAAATGGCTTCAAAGGCTATCAATCACGATGCTAATGTTGAGGAAGCTGCACACGAAGGCGAAGTTCGAGGACGTAATGCAAAGATTGATGAGAAACTTCGCAAAAAGTCCCACAATGATGGTACGGCTAATCTCAGTGGCAAGAACGGAGGTGGCGGCTCTAAACGACAATTGCCAGACCTTGGCGCTATCAGTCGCTACGACGGAGCTAAGTCTATTTGGGAGCGAGGTGGCGAAAAACGTACAGCCTACAAATAAGTATAATTTTTACTATTAATAATTCAAAACAAAAGAAGAATGAAGAAAATTAAGAAAAGTTCGAGTTTTCTCTGTCGCATTATGCTAACATTGTTGGCTATTGTGATGGGAGCGTCGCATGGCGTACTAATGGCAGATGCTACGGCTTTACCAGATGCTGGTAAGACCCGAGCAGGTGCAGAAGGCACTGGTGGCACAGATGGTATTGCCACTGAAACACAGGGTCGTACAGATGGTGCAGAAAACTTCTACATGAGTGATGTAGACCAGCGTATCGTTAAAATTCGTCCTATGGCTACGCCAGTGGATCAGATTAGTCGCTATGCTAAATCAAGTTCTTGTGACTCATTTGAGGTGAAGTATTATTCTGTTGGAACACGTGAGATTAAGTGTACTACTACAAAGAAGGTAGAGGCTATGACCAGTGGTGCCAGTACGTCACTTCCTGTGAGCGACACCAATATGTTTACACTTGACGATACTATTCGTGTAGTTGGTGTTAAGGGGGTAACGGATCCTAATACAGGTAAGGCTTATACGGGTAGTAATATTCCTGATCTTGTGCTGTGTGTATGTGGTAAGGATGCTTCAACAAACGTCCCTACAGTATATGCTGTTAATGGCTCTATGGACAATACCTCTAAGCAGCCTATCTTTGTTCCAGAGATTAAGAGTGGAGCTACGCTTGTAAGAATGGGTAAGGCTTGTGGGGAATTGGATGTTCAGACAGGACGTTTCAATAATATTCCAATGCCAGAGACTCAGTACTGTCAGAACTTCATGATTCAAGTAGAACAGTCAACCTTTGATAAGATTGCGTCAAAGGAGGTGAATTGGAACTTCTCTGATTTGGAGGAAGATGGCATCTACGACATGCGTCTTGCAATGGAGAACACTTACCTGTTTGGCGTTAAGAATGTTATCAAGCATATCGCTAAGGAGGGTATGAATACTTGGTTCACTGGCGGTATTTGGTGGATGGCAGGAAAGGATATCGAGGTTGGAAAGTGGGATGCAGCTAAGAATTGTGCTGTCATTTCTGACGAAGACCTCGTTGATATTACCAAGGACTTGTTTGTTGGAACTGGCATTGGTAACAAGCGTAAGATACTCCTTTGTGGTTCAGACATGCTTTCTGCATTCTCTAAGATTAAGAGTGATAAGTTCCGTCTGAAGGACACCGTTGAAGTTTGGAACTTGAAGTTCAAATCATGGGATACAGACTTTGGAGAGGTGCTTACAGTTCATCATGAGTTGTTTGATGTCAACGGTATGAGTGATTGTGGATTCGCTCTTGACCCAGAGTATTTGTCTAAGAAAACACACGTCTCTTGGGCTCGTAATATTCTTGACTTGAAGAAAGCGGGTATTCGTAATACTGACGCTGTAGTTATCCAAGAGGTCAGTTGTCTATATTTGCGCTACGCAAAAGCACATGCACGTATGAAGCTTGCACACGCCTAACACCAAATAACAATTAATAACACTAAGGGGTGGGATTCTCGTACATCCCATCCCTTTTTATTTATAAAGACATGACAAAGCATTATATATCAGATTCGCATATTGCGATAAACGTTACTCTTGATGGTGGAGAAAGTGTGCATCTATCTTTCATAGCACTATCAAATGGTGGCAGCGTCTTTTCAACTGATAGTGAAGAATTGCAGAATGCTATCGAGCGACACTATCGTTTTGGAGATTTATTCACCCTTGACCATATTGAGGAACCTAAGAATACATCAGAGACCGCTAATGAAGAGTATACCTCTGTTAAAGAGAGTGAAGACGGCAATATCCAGAAGATTACTGTGAACGACTTGGGAGAAGCTAAGAACTATCTCGCAGACACATTGGGCATTAGTCGCACGTCACTCCGCAGCCTTAAGACTATCCTCGAAGTTGCAAAGGCTAATAACATTGAATTCGAGGGTTTGGAAAAGTAACATCTCTACGCAATGAAAGTATATCGTCTTGATGAAATAGCAAAAGATGTTCGCATAGCAATAGACCAAAATATGTCCAGTGACACACTGATAGGCTTTGATGATGTGGACACTCTTTCCTTAAACGATATCATCAAATCAAAGGTTACAGACGCTGTAAAAAGAATACATAGCACGGCACCTGTATACCTACTTGATGGAGGTAACAACTTTGGAGACGCGATTTATTGGAAGGAACTTGAAAGTGGCTGGTGTCTGCTTCCTGAGAACTTCATGCGTCTTGTAGTATTCCAAATGGATGACTGGGAGCGTGCTGTATATCATGCTGTCAGTGAGGACGATGCAGAATACAAAAAGCAAAGTAGCCGCTTTAAGGGCATACGTGGTACTCCTCAGAAGCCAGTATGTGCAATCGCTATTCGTCCAGAAGGTAAGGCTTTGGAATTTTATTCTTGCAAGAGTGAGAACGCTATGGTCAGTAGGGCTGTCTATCTCCCTTATCCAGTAATAGATAAAGATGATGGTATCGAGATTTGCGAACGCTGCTACCAAGCTGTAGTTTACACCATAGCATCATTAGTATTAACAACTTATGGCAATGCTGATTTAAGCAAGGCGTTGTCAGATTTAGCAAAATCAGCATTAATATGAGTTCTGTAAAGACAACACAATTAGATGGCGACGTATCTGTTGGTCGCAATACTTCTATAGGAGGAAATATTACTATACAAGGTGGCGGACGTGTTAAAGGCACTCTTACAATAGACGGCTGGCTTGATGCAAAGAATATTAAGGGTTCTAACAAAGGTATCTTTACAACTGTCGAGAAGCTGCGTGAAGCGTTCCCACGTCCACATGATGGCTGGTGGGCTATTGTCGGAAAGTCATTACCAAGTCCTATCTACGTAGGTGATGGTGGAGAGTGGGTCGCAACAGGCGAAAGCGGTGGAAACCCAATGCTTGAAGATACAAACGGTGCTTTGCAGCAAGCTATTGACGAGGCTAAGAAGGCTATCGAGGATATGGTTAGCAGTCTGCCTATTGCGCAGGAGATTGGCGATAGCACAACTTCTGTGATGTCGCAGAAAGCGGTGACAGATGCTTTGAAGAATGTCAAGGCAACGACAGAAGATGGCAAAAGCTTAGAGGATGTTTATGGAATAGTCAAAGGGCTTTCCGAAAATTCTACCGATGCATCTGCTCTAAGAGAAGGACTTTCAGAAGAAGTATTCAAAGTAGCAGAGGGTGCTGTGACCATAAATAAGAGCAGTGAGGGGTTGAATCTTACTCTAAACAAGGCAGTCACAGAAAATGGGGTTCTTGTTGATAATAATGGTACGCAAGTTCTTCTCATAAGGGTCGCAGAGGGAGATAACATTCGGTTCTCAAGTGCTGGATTTGCAAAGAGATATGGTTACGCATTCTATACTTCTGAAAGTGAAGATAGCTATATTTCTGGTACTTTCAAGACAGATACCTATAACACTGTTGCAGGCGGAAATCTTACAGTTCCCACTGGTGCTAATTTTATGCGCCTTACGTGGGCTATTGCAGGATATGATTCTCAAAATATACTGACATATAAGCCTGTAGAAAGGGTAAAACAGCTTGTGACGAAGAGAATGCAGGAGGAACTCTCTGTCTTGAAGACAGAGAACGCTTCTATTACTGCTGACTTGACGAAAAACAAAGAACAATTGTCTGTCGACTCTAAGGAAAAGATAGTTCTTGTTCCTTCATTAGCTTGTGAAATAGCTTACGCAGGCAATGTCGGTGATGTTATGAAGCGTCAGTATATGTCACGTAACGATAGCTATGTTGGAATTGCGCTAAAAGTCGTGGCTGGTGAGAAGTACATCGCAAGTGGTGTCGTTACTTACATCATCTCAACATCAGATTATCACGTCCTTGAAAAAAAAGATAACGTAGTAGCGGATAATCTATCAATAGAAATTCCAGCAGATGCAGAAAATCTGTTTATTCACTTTAAGAAGTCAGAGGCGTATAGTCTTTATAAGCCCGCTGAAAGGTCATTAAAGGGTATAGTTACAGACTTAGTGAAATCAGACAATGACACAAAGACTGTAGACCTAAGTACAGTTCAATTCATTCAAGGATATAGTATATATGACCGCTCTTGGAGAAAACAGAATAGTAGCTACGTAGTAGATGTAAGTGATTACTCTGAAGTGGAAATTATAACAGGGTTTAATGTTGTAGTCTACGCATTATTACAATCCGTAGACTACAACAACAGTACTTTGTTTGCTACAGGAGAAATAAGATCAAAAGACATTCCTGCAAACACAACACAGACCATCGTCTTCCCTTATGATGCAAAGTTCCTTGTGTTCACATCTAAGGCTGGAATGTCGAACACCTTGCCGCTTAAGGTAACATTAAGAAAGGTAGAAAAGGTGAAATACCCAAATGAGGTATCTTACAAGGATTGTGGTGACGTGCTTGTATTTGGTTCTTCTATCACGGAAGCTGCTCTTGCGCCTACCTCTTGGGCGTGGATTGAGCGACTAAACGACATGATAGACGCAGGTTTGATTAATCTTGGTAGGAGCGGTTCGTCATTACAACACAATATAACAACCCTACTATGTAATTCGTCAAAGTGGTATAGTGTTGACAACCTGCGTCAAGACACCGCATTCCCTCTCCTTATGCGGACACCATTTGTAATGTGGAACAACGATGCAAATGGGACACCAATAGGCAAGAAGTACACTGAGTTACTCGAAAAAGCCTACTATGCTACAAAGTCTTTCGGTGCTAAGATGCTGATAGGTGGTGAACCATGGCCAGATGGAGCACTTGGTAATTGGAACGCTCGTGATTATGCTAAGAGAGCTTTCCTTGCAGCTCATAAGGATGTTGCAGGTGTCGTAATGAGTAATTACGTGAAAGACCACTTTATCTACGAGGGCTATAAAGGCTATTCTGATACAACTTTCCACCCCGGTTATCGCCTTCAGACCGCAATGATGTGTAGCTATGACTTCTTGAAGCTGCTACCACTTGCTAAGAGTGTGAAGATGTATAAGGTACGTCCGACATACTATGATGGAAACCCGACACTTGAGCAGCTCACTTATGACAGCACCGAGGAGCGTGTTAAGTACTTCTACGCAATAGGATGTGGCTCACAGAAGGGAGGAAATGAGGGCATAGGTCTGTCAACAGCACATGCAGATAACTCTGATTTCTATAGTGGTGAGGGGATGTTTGATGTTCCTAATGGTGTCAATAGTCAATACGGGCTATGTGAGATTGGTGAGCTGAAAAAGGGTCGTTCTGTTCCGTTTAAGAATTGGGCGTTGACGGAGTTCATTCTTGACAATGTGCGTATCGGACAGGGAATATTTGAAATCACGTCTGACGTGAAACCTGTTGCGGTGTATGTAGCTGTTACACTCGGTGGAAAGTCAGATGCAGCCCACCTCACATCTTGGAAGCAGGTATCATTCGACTACATAGATGGCGTTGTGAAATCTAAGATTGGAGCTGATGAAGATGATAGTCTTGATAATTTACAAGAAACTCACACGTCAAGATATATTCAGTTGTATGACAAGGTGCGTATTCTTGTTAAATTCGATGGAAACGCTAACTTAAGTAAGCCGCGCTTCTATGACTATGACGGAGAAACAAAGCAAGTTGATACTCGTTTATCAACATACAAGCCACGTCTTAATGGTGCGGATCTCAACGATAAGACGTCTGTTGAGAGTGGATGGAATTTGACAAACGCAACAGTGGAACAGTTCCCTGAGGCTATCAGAAGCTATCCGAAGCGATGGACGAAAAATGAAACAAATACTCATATTGAGCTACCATCCGCAACATCTAAGATGGAGAAGACTATTGCTATTCCAAGAGGTACGAGCAAAGTTGCTGTCAAGATAGAATGTTGTATCTTCCCTAAGATTGCGACAACACGACCATTCAACGGACAGGATTACGTCTTTCCGTCTGGACGCAAAGCAAACTATGGAACTCTGACAGAGTCTGAAAAAGCGAAGTATATCAACACTGATGCTCCAACAATCAAAGAGTACGATTACGTATGTCAAGACCTTGTGCTGAGCGTCAATGAATACCACGTACAGAAGCAGGCTGTACAGGTAGGATGGCAGGAACTTTACTTTGAAGTCGACCTTAACGGTGATGAGGAAAGTCTTGCACTCGCAATAAGTAAGGAGGTTAGCTGGGCTAATTCAGAATTACCGATGTTGGTATATAACGTATCAGTACAGAAAGTAGAATGAAAAGATTAATCAAATGGATTAATATAAGCAATCGGTACAAGCACCTGATGGGCGGAATGCTTATCGGTGCTGGTGCTAATAGCTTATATTGTGCAGCGTATGCTGGTATAGGTGTGGCAACCGCACTTGAACTTAAAGATAGAATGTGGGGCGGAAAGGCAGACATCATCGATTGGGGACTAACAGTAGGTGGTGTAGCTATAGGCTTCGGAGTAAGAACGTTGGTAAAACTTCTATAATATGGCAATGGATAAAGGCATAAGAAACGCAATGATAGGTGTTATTGGCTCAATCATTGTAGCCGTTGCAGGCTCATGGGTGCAGCTCAATCAACGCATATCAATACTCGAGGTGCAAGTTATGAACGACCACCAGTTATTCGTAGGCTCTCAAGAGGATATGAAAGAAATAAAGTCGATGCTTGGTGAGATAAACATTAAGGTATCGCACCTTAATGACATCAAGGCAGACCGACCTAATATGGATAGTCATATAACACAGAAAGGAGGCGAATAATGAAAGCATCATTTAAAAGTATTATAAGCAGGTGGAGAGCGACAACACCGAAGTTTTTTAAGAATATTGTCGTATTGGGTTCAGGTGTCAGTCTTGTTGCTGTAGCCATTCATACCGCTATGACAGCAGCAGCGGCAACACCTCCAGAATGGTGGATAAAGATTTATCCATATCTCGTAGGGGCAGCAGCAGGTATGGCAGCTGTAGCAAAATTAACAAGGGAGAAGTAATATGAGAAATATTAAATACATTGCGGTTCACTGCACCGCAAGCCACCAGTCTATGACGATTGAGGGCTTAAAGCAAGAGTTCAAGCGTAAGGGCTGGGTTAATCCTGGCTACCATTACGTGGTGTCGCCAGACGGCAAGATTACCCAGCTTCTTGATGAAGATAAAATAAGTAATGGCGTTAAGGGTTTTAATTCAGTTTCAATCAATGTAGCTTATATTGGTGGCATTGATACTAACGGCAAACCAACTGACAACCGCACAGACGCACAGAAAGCAAGTCTGCGCTCACTGTTGAAGATGCTACATAAGAAGTACCCTACAGCGGTTATTCAAGGTCATCGTGATTTCTCTCCAGACTTGAATAAGGATGGAAAGATAACCCCTAACGAGTATATCAAGGCTTGCCCTTGTTTCGATGCGAAAGAAGAATATTCAAATTTGTAGTCATGAAGAATAGGAATATTTTTACAATAATACTTATGATTAGCGCAATAGTTATTCTTTGCTATGCGCTAATCTATAAGCCTATAAAATCATCTACTCCCACTTACGATGTGGTAAGGGATACGGTTATCTATAACGACACAATACCTTATTATAAACCTATTCCCAAGGATAGTCTTATCGTAAGGTACAGAACGGATATCTTACCTGTTGCAAACAAAGTTTCTAAAGGGTTTGATAACAACGATAGTCTTTTGTCTCAATCTGTAGAACAAGTAGGGAGTGACAGCGCAGCGGTTGTTATTCCTATTACTCAGAAGGTGTACGAAGATAGTACCTATAAAGCGTGGGTAAGTGGATATGAGCCTCAACTTGATAGTATATTTGTTTATCAGAAGACGCAAGTAATCAATAACTATATACGAGAAAAACCCAAACGTTGGGGTATAGGCTTGCAAATTGGTTATGGGTGTAATGGCAAAGACTTGCATCCTTATATAGGAATAGGAGTTAATTATAACATATTCAGATGGTAGAAGTATGAAGACGGTTGTTTTTAAAGTTGGCAAAAACGAAGTTTATCAAGAAGTCGCAAAGACCACTTCATATACAGGTGCAAAGATGGATAATGACGAAAATGCATACGATCGCATCTTTACAACTGATGAGGATAAGACAATGCTCGAACGCTTTTGGAATGAGAGTAAGAATATGATTGCTGGTAGTCTAAAAAAGCTACTAAGTTCTGAGCGTGAAGAGAATAATGAATACATATTAGAACTTGAGGTTTCCAATTCCTTTGATGACAACCTTAAGGAAAGTATGCAGCGTAGTTTGTTCAGCTTCTTTGTTATGAATATAACAAGTAAGTGGTATATATTCACAAATAAGAATGAAGCAGAAGGTTATGCAACATCAGCGGCTACGGATATGGAAGATGTTATGCGTAAAGCCTATTACAAAAAGAAACCAGTACGTCCAACATACGATTAATAACATTAAAAATAAACTATATGGCAGAAAACAAGAAAGACCTAACGGTCACCGAAGAAGTTAGAGAGCTTATATATGATGTTCAAAACAAAGCTTATCTGACAGGACAAGCAAGAGAAGCAGAAGGGAAGAAACCATATCAGGCTGCATCTAATATGCAAGCAAGTGATGATGATGAGAACAGTTATCAGATACGACGTTCCCTTGCGAATGCTTTTTCTTCTCTCAAGAGTCTTTTAGGGGAATATCTCTACGAAGATAGAAGTACGAGTAATAATCGTATGATTAGCGAAATTGATAATAATGGGCAATTGACTTTAGTTTTTAAGTTACCTTCAAATTACAATAACGCTTCTGCGGATAGTCTTGGCAATGGTATACACTCTTATTTGGTTGATATGACACTTGCCGATTGGTTTGCTATTACTAACAAAGAAGATGCAGAGGTGTATGCAGGGCATTCAACAGTTAGCCTTGAGAATGTAAAACGCGCGCTATATAAGCGGAGTCGACCAACACGCCCAACCTATTAAGTAAAGACGCTTATGAATTGTTGTAAACAGTATGAATCAGAACAGCAAAAAAAAGTTGTAACGCTGACTTTCAAACGCAAGGAACTGCTATATGACGCCAGTAACTATTCTTTTGTTGAGGCTGATATTATGCCACAAGATACAGAACACGCCAAACATCAAGTGTTTGACATTGTTCAAGACGGCAATATAGATCGTGTTACCCGCATTCTTAACTTAGCTCATGCAGAATGCGTGGAATTACTATACCCATACGCAAAAGAAGAATTACCCGACACAGAAGAAGTGCTTGATGATGTCTTACAAGAGCCAGATACATACACTATTAAACTTATACTTCCTTACAACTTTTCAATGACTACTGTTAAGATGTTGGAAGAGTACATACATGAGTTTCTTGTGTGTAGCGTCCTATCAGATTGGTTGAGCATAACATTTCCACAAAGTGCAGAGCGTTGGGAAAGTAAATTAAGAGATACAAAAATAAAGATACGTACTTCTCTTATGTCGAGAATGGGTAAGGTAAGGAGGAAGTTAAAACCATGGTAATAAACAAGGGCAGCGCTACATCACGTAGAACTGCCCTTTTCGTAAAAATCAATCTTAACCTATAAACTAAAAACCTAAACTATCTCGGCTGGTTGGTTAATCGCGGTGTGAATTGCACCGAGCAACCAGTAATTCCTTCATTATTTGAAAGATTAGCAAGTAGTACTATACGAATGTATTTATAAGGTGTTCCTCTAAACCCACGTAAGTAATGGTCTATAGATGACCATACTGGAACCCAGTTATACAAATCATTAGAGGCATAGAGAATAGACTTCACATGTCCTTTCTTAAACACGCCACGCTGTATGATAGTATCAACAGACTTATGAATGTCATAAGTATCAAGTTTTATTGGGCGTGACACAACAATACTTTTATAAACCTCGTCGGTCTCATCAGAGAAATTAACAAGGCTGCCATCATAAAGTACAGCAAGTGCATCAGGGTAGGAGTTTACATTATCTGCAATATTGGATTGCATCATTCCCCACTGTTTTGACTTTAGTGAGAACATGTAAGCATAATTGCAGTTATACTCTTTGCTGGTGTTGTAAGCGATGATTCGTTGATGCTCATAGTCATATATCATTCGACAATCACGAACAAAATCCATAAAAGGTAATATCCTTAGAGTACCTTTCGACAAGTCTGCATGTTCTAAGATTTTATCAATCTTAGGTAACACAGTTATTGGTACAGCGTTCTCTCCATTGAGAACGTCAGAGATACACATTGCTTGTGAACCTTGCAAGAGCATAATACCTCTATCAGTTGTAAATAGAACAGCTGAATCAATTTGCGTGATACTTTTCGATGATAGACACACGTCACGTGTGATAGGCTGTTTGGCAGAGTAGCCCCCAGTAGAGTTTACCTCCAATGCCCATACGCCCTCATCTGTGAAAGCATAGAGAGGGAACTGCCCAAACTGTCCTTCGCTAAGAGCTTTTGCAGCTGTAGCAATTCCCAATATCCTACCTGTACCTATTGTGTTAATCCCAGTAACAGGGAAGAAGAACGGATTATTTATTTCAGAGGTATATATCTTGTTAGGAACGTCTATAATGTTCTCAAGCTTTGTCGGAGGTTCGGTATGTGTTGTGTTTTGCTTTCTTATAAGTTCGTAATCGATGACACCATACGCACCATTAAGGAAGTCGTGTGGTTTAAGCTTCACTTCGTACGTATCAATACCTGCGTGTATACGCATCATTGTCGCATGAGTATTAGGATAAAAGACGTAACAACCCCATGAAGTTGGAGCAAAGTCACCATTAGTGTACATACTTGACACAAAAGGAGCGAGGTGTGAGCTAACATAGCTATTCACAATATATCTCTCACCACCTTCCTCTATCATAGTCTGTATAGATATGTCACGATAATCTAATGAACCAAAGTCCAAAAGGACTTTACCATCTTTTTTCAATTCCCAACTTGCTTCACTATTATTAGCATATGAGAACATGGAACCAGCCATAAACCCCTGAAACAACTCACGACGTATACCAGACAGGTTTATACGTCCATTATATGTCTGTGAGTATTTTGCTGTAATTCGGTCATGTGACAAGTAATCGTCTGTCATTGTTTCTCTTGTAGTCAGCGACTGAAGATACTCTTTGTTAACAACAATATCTTTGCGTTCACTTGTAGAGAGTTCGTTAATACTGATAGATTTAAGAAAATAGAAATTCTGTACATTCTCCAGCATCTCTCTATTCTTATCATCCGTATGCTCTGGTAGACTAATAGTTGTTTTTGGATATGTTGAATCCTTAGAGAAGAAAAGCGTATAAAGCTTGCTGTATTTCCACTCGACATAATATTTACCCAAAGGATTCTCACGTCCTCCAGGCGTACCACTTGTTAGGTCTGTTCCATTAACAGAGATAGGCAATAATGCTGTGTCTTCTGCTCTTTTTCTGACAGGTACGTTTATGAGACCTGCTCTTTCTATGGTCATTTCATCTGAAAATCTTGAGATATCCAGTGCGCCAATAAATTTAGTATCAAGATTATCCGTGTCTGCAAAAGATTTGCAGTTACCACTTTGGTCGTAGGTATATATTGGCTTAGATATAAATACATCAACAGACTTGATAATGTCTTTCCAATCATTCATTCGAAGATGTGAGTTTTCTCCGTCTGGTAGAAGCTGATAATCTATCCCTGCCGAAACAAGCATGATGTCACATTCAGCCTCTGTATATCCTTCTTTGCCACTTACTCTATTCCAGAAGACAACTGGAGCAGTCTTTGTGGATGGATTCATAAGTATTGGCGCAGAATGACACACTAAAGAGCCGTCATATAATCTTAAGGCATAACGAACAAAGAAGGGTAGGGCAAATCGTCCTTCCTTGATGGTCTGATCAGCAAGAAACTTGTTTACCTTCGCCATAATCTGTGAAGTAATTTTTTTCTGATTATCTTCTGTCCACACTTCATATAATCTACTTTCATCTATCCTTTCAAAGTTCACATTAAAGGTAGAGTGACTCTCATCAGAGAGAGAGTATACGCGAGGTTTACCTCTTAAACCGAAAGATAGTTGTAGATTTGGCACATGATTTCCAAGCATAACATATTGTCCCTGCTTCCATAGGAAATAGATAATATACTCTTCTGTAAAGAGTAGTAAGGTGTTTCCAATGGCGTTCACATGAGAAAGCGAACGATAAGCACCAAGAGAAACTGCCCTTTCAAAAAGTTTCTCATTAGCATTTAGAACATATAATTCAAATGTTTTGATATCCTGTATAATATAATTAGAAAAGGATATCGTTTTATGAATGTAGATAACTTTTTTATTCTCTCCAAGCTGGAGTAATAATTTAGGAGCCGACACAGGTTTTAACGCACCATCTTCTGGAACGAGGTTCAACAGCATTGCAGAGTCTCCATCTTGACAAGTATTGTCAGGTGGGACGGTCGATAGTCCGTTATACTTTATCTCTTTATTCATGTTTAGACGGCTTTTCAATCTGATAATATAGTTTGTTGTTAGTTTCTTTTACTGAGACCGACAACTTGCATTTGCTTTCAGCAGGTAAGTTGTAATCATAAAGAATACGTCCAACTGATGGATTGAGTGTTTCGAAACCTATACACTTGTACTTCTCGTTGTATTGTATATCACAAATCTGTGTAGGCTTCTCAATATTTGGATTAAGCATAAAAGCAAACAATCCACTGTCAGACACACGAAATACGAATACAACGGCTTTGTCAGCCGTATCCGCATAATTACGGATATGGCTGAAAAGCTTCTTAGATAGTGTTACAGAATTATCTGCAGGATCTAAGATTACATATAACCTAAGCGACCAATACCAGTTCTGTATCTTTTTGAGAATATTCATCATTTTGCAAATATATTACACGTAAAGGTTATGTGCGGTTTATCTTTTAATACTCTTTACGGGAGCGGAACGATATTGTTTCAATAAAGATGAAAGACCGTGTCGTCTCTAATCCATCACGATGTTTATCTGCTTCTTTTTTGCTGGTGAATATGTACGAACAAATTTCAGTCTTGTCTGTTCCTTTTGTTGCTACTATGTTAGCATAATACTTGCGCCCAAATAGTAACGCAATCACTTCTTTTAATACTGTTGTTTGCATAATCTTATTTTTATGTATAATTAAACTTTGTGGTAGGATTGCAAATCTTTTGCTTTTCCATACATTCAATAATTTAACGTATCATTTTGGTACCATTTTGACAAAATCACATTCTTAGTATTCTTATGCCAATCAAAGAATGATTGTGCGAGGTTCTCTACTTCATCAATTGTTTGTCTTTTATGACGAAAGGATAACTTTACATCATCGCCATTCGAAATAGCTTGGATACGTATATGCATCGAAAAATCCTCATTAAAACAATGTGCACCTTTTCTAACATCATCAACAGCAAACTGAATTGCGTAATTTCCACCACTGGCTTGCTCAAATACTTTAAAATATGCAATATCACTGCCAACAAATGTATCCTCATATCTACACAATCTTGATACTCTATAACCCCTCTTTCTGAGGTTATAGTCAAGTTTTTTGTATTCTTCCTCTGTCATATTATTCTAATTTAATATGTTTAATCCCTTTCTCTTTAAGCTCTGCTAATATCATCTTCACTAAGTCGTAATACTTTCGATTCTGAAAAGCAATATTAAGAGCGTCTTCTGCATCGTTATGATATTCTTGAACATAATTTGTGATTGCTTCTTGGAACGCATCGCAGTCAACGCCTTCGTAGTAGTCGCTGAAATCAATAATTGATGTCAATTCACAGCATTCCTTATGCCCTTTGAAAGACCACGCTTCACCGCTATCGTCTCGGATAAACTGTCTGCGGTATCTTTGTCCTTTGTGAATTATGCGATTGCACAATTCGCAACGATACTCTTTTCGTGCTGTTAATGTTGTTTCGCTTACAATCTCCATACGCTAATCAATTAACTCAAAACTATATGCTACCACCCATGGATCATTATCCCATGTGCCTTTACCACTGATTTTGTCAATGAGAGCAGCAAAGGCTTCACGTGGTGTAGAAAATGTTTTCAGCCAATGAACGGGAGTATTATTCATTTTTCCCATTGTTGCGAACACATATTCTACTTTATTAAAGAAACGTTGAGGATAAATCCCCTCTCGCAAAACTTCATCGTCTGATAGACTCTGGAGACGTTCCACCTTGACATCTGTAATTCTGATGTGGTGGGGGAGCAAATCGGCACGGACGAACATTTTATTCGTCCATCCAGCCTTATATTCTCTATTTATAGAACCATCTACATTGATTATAATATCGCTGTACTCCGCCATACATTCTATAATATCCTTATAAGGTTGCGCAATCGCAACAATATCTCCGACTTTGTAAGGCAGGTGCTTTACAGTTTCTTCCCAATTACCAAGCGGCACGTTGTCTCTCAGTAACCGCCTTGTCATGGTCTTCATTCCGTAAAGCACTGCGTGCGTAAGGAGGTACTTGTCTGAAAACATTATCTTTTTCATACGCTTTTCTTGATTAGTTCTGGGTTGTCGTGGATATTTCCGATAACGCGAACACTGAACTCGCGCATCATATAGCCCATATCGGTTGTATCTATTGGTGTAGGGCTAAATTCGGACTGCATCCTAAAAGCACCATCATAGTATATTACCTTTGCTTTTAGTTTCTCTCCAATGATGACTACATCCCCCTCAAATATTTTAACTCCGTTCTTGTCAGTCAATCCTGTGTACTGCCCGATTGTGTCAGGGCTGACAGCATAAAGAATATATGCCTCTTTCCACGACTTAGGTACACAGACGCTGATACAAGGTACATTACTCGGTGCTGTTAGTCCATAGTTGAACAAATGTCCGTAAAGCCATACTCCTATACCGATAGATTTCCCTCTGAATAAAATTTCTCTGTCCATGTTACTTACTCAATAAAAAATGATACAAAACAACTGCGGTAGCAACTCCCCATCCACTAAACGCTATCATATACATAATAAACTTGAAGTATTGCAACGTTGAGAATATTTTGCTAATTTTATTTCTGCACTTAATCACATCTCCATAGTATTCCTTGAAGGTGTCTTTACATATCTTCGTAACCATTTGATTGACTCTTCGTCTGTCGTTTTCAGAAAGGAGAGGATTAAGACTATCTCGTTTGCATAATCCGTTCTCAAAGCAATAAGAATTTACATCAAAAGTTGCTCTACTGCCTTGATAAGCGTCTCCATCCTTTAGCTTAATAGATGTATCAATGGTAATTTTGAACACGCCACGCTCTTGGTAATACTTCTCTGCAAGCTCCTTTATCTCCTTATCGTTGAGCTTAGCCTTCTCAAAGAGTTCATTATATTCAGATTCTCTTAGTTGATAAATTTTTTCTGTCATATTACTTTTCTTCTTTTAGTTCCTTAAATACTCCATACCCTTCACTTCCACAAGA